CTTTTAATTCTTTATTAAGAGTTCTAAAAAACATTTTGTTTTCTGCTTTTAGTGCGTAATCTTTAACTGCAACATCTCTAACAGATTTAGTTTGCATACCTTGTTTAGTTAAAAAATCAGCACCTTCACCAAACTTTCTTCTTGCAGCTTTATCTGCTAAAGATTGTTTATCCATACTAGAAAATCTAGTTGGTGATTTTTGTGCAGGAAGTTTTTGTATTTTTTTAATCTTAGCAAATTTAGACCATATTATTTTCATATTATCTCCTAGAAGTAATCAGGGAATCTGTTTTTAAGAATCTTAACAGCTCTAGCCCTTGATACATTTTTTAATTGTGGGTTAGACTCTAAAAGCATATTGACTACTTTAGTGTCATCGTTATCTATAATGTTTCCATCTACTTGTGGTACAAACATTTCAGCACCTTCTTCACCTACTATATATTCTTTTCCTTGTGCAACTGGGCCACCTTTAGCTCTAAAAGTATCGTCAGGTTTAGTTTCTAATGTTGCTTTAGTTATACCTCTTATACCACCTTTTTTCTTAATTTTACCTTCTTTATATAATTTTTTAATAATACGTTTTTTGTATGGAGTATCAAATACTAAAGGTTTACCACTTTTGTTATTTTTTTGTAATCTTTGCATTTCTTTTTCTAATTCAATAGTAATTTGTTCAGCAGCTTCTTCAAATTGAGCTTGTTTATTTTCACCTTTAATAAATTTACCATAAACTCTTTCAAAGAAATTAGGTTCATCAATATCCATGCTTCTAAGAAGTTGTTTAGTATTTTCTATTTCTTGAGCTGTTGCTTCAATAGGAGCTTGTTTTCTATCTCTTATTCTATCAGCATATTTACCTGATATAGCACCAGCATTTATAGCATTATCAAATAATGATTGTGATATAGGTTGTCCAGTAGCAGAAGATTTCATTAAACCTAATCCTAATGTAAATGCAGGGTTAGCCATTAATGCTTCAAATCCACCTTTATCTTTCCAAGATTGACCAGCTTGTGCATAGCTTATACCAAATATATTTTGAAATTGTTTTTCACCTAAACCAAATTTTTGCATTCCTTGTTTTGCATATTCATTTTGTTTCATGTCCATAGTAGACATACGTGGGTTAGTACCTTGCATAGTAGCATTAGATCCATCAGCAGCTACTTTTCTTCCTGTTACAGGATCTATTTTGTAAGGGCTAGTTTGAAATTCTTTTCTTCCTGAATTAGGGTTTCTACCTTCTTGACCAAAGTAAGGAGAAGTAAATGTTTGATTAGGATCATAGTTTATATCCATAGCAGTTTCACCTGACATATCTCCAGCTGTTCCTTCTGAGGGAAATATACCTGTAGCTCTACGTCTAAGTTTATCTATAAATGATTCCATTATAATATTCTCCTATCTAATTTGTTTGTTTTTAAAAAATCGTAATAAGGACTATCGCTTGTAGCTAACAATCCTTGTTGTGTTCTTGGTGTATATAGTGCTGTTTTAACATCATCATACATACCTTTAATATAGTTTTTAGATCCTATATTATTAAATATAAATTCTGAAGGACTAGGTAATCCTGTTCCTTCGGTATTTACTGTTCTTGTTTCTGTTTGTTGTGTTTGATTATCATTGTCTCCACCTTGATATTCATCAATAACACCTTTTAAAGTTTGTCCTTTAGTTCCAGTAGTAACAAATTTACCACCATCTAAAATACCTGTAGTAGGAGGTTTATCCATTAATGTATTAAACTTTGCTGTTTGATAAGCTGTTTTAATAGCAGATTCACCTATAGTATTTAAAGGCTTAACAACAAACCCAAGTGGGTTATTAAATATTGAACGTCCTTTTAATTTAGATTGTAAGTCAGCTTGAAAATTATTTACAAAATTAGAACCAGTATCAATTGGATTATCTACATTGGGATCAGGATCTCCTAAAGAATAATCAGGAGTTACTGTATTTTTTCCTGGCCCATACTGTTCCATAACAGCATTGTATTCTTCATTGTCTCCACCTGTACCACCTTCTGATACAGAGTAATCTGACATAGATTCAGTAGCTAAACCTGCTTCAACATCTGCTGAAACAGAATCATTTCCTGAACTTGATGAATCACCACCACCTGACATTAAAGTAGTCCTCCTAGTAAACCAAAGCCTCCACCTATCATAGCTCCCATTCCAGTATTTCCAGTACCTATCATACTACCAAGAGCAGCACCTGTTAAAGCACCACCTGCTGCCATACCAACAGGGTTAGAATCAAAAGATTGTGTTCCTTGTTGAGTTGGGAATCCTGAAGCTACAGGATTAATGATATTAGAGTATCTTTGTAAATTTTGATATGGAGCTAAGTTCTGTTCTTGTTGTAAACTTCTTAATTCCTCTCCAACAGCTGTTAAGCTTGGTACAGCTCTAGCAGTTTGTAATTGTCTATTACGTTCATTTTCATATGATTGAAAAGCCAAAGGTAATGCTTGTCTACCTAATTGACTAACAACTTGTTGTTGAGACATAGGACTGCCTGGAGTTCTACCTGCACCTGAAAATTGTTGAGCAACATTCGTGTACGCACTTGATGCTACATCAGCAATTAAAGGAGATAAAAAAGGATTAGAATATTGCCCTGAAATTGTATCTGCAATTTGCGTATTTGCCAGTCCTGCTATATTTTCTTGTGCAGCTAAACCTGAAAGCTGTTGTGTTGTTGGATCTACATATTGTGGCCCTTGCCCATAAATAGCACTAGCATCAGATACAATCTGATTTAATGCTGGTTGTGCTGGTGCGTAAGGTTCGTTACTTTGTATAGTAGTACCTCCACCACCTGATGATCCTCCTCCAAATGACATATTATTTTTTCTCCTTATTGTGTTTTTCTAATAAAACATGAGTACGATTATACCCATATCTGCTTAATACTTTTTGCCAACCTGGTCTAGCAATGAGTTCCATTGAATCACATTTGTTATCCCAAGCAAACTTTTCTATATTCTTAATTAAGTGTTGCCACTTATCTCTATGATGTCCTGTCATAATTCTTATGTTAAGACATTTCTTTAATGGTCTCTGTAATATCTCGGTAACTACAACACCATAATATTGTGTATTCTTTTCTTCTTTATCCCACAACATCCAAAGTTGCATCTTCTTTTCTTTGACCCATTCTTTAATACTAGAAGATAAAGCATAACCATTAGATCTTGCTAATGCATCTGCAATGTCTTTTTCAACGTGTTTCCACGCATCGTCAGTCATATCATGTGGTATATAAACCAATTCAATCATGCACTTTTTTCGTCAAATATTTCTAATACACTTATTATTCCTGCTATATCATCAGCAGTTTGAGCTTTTACTTTTAAAGTATCTGCTGATTCTAAAACAATTGTACCTTTAGCTAAATTTTCTACGTTCTTAGAACCTAAAGATATATGTGCTATTTCATGTTCAGCATTAGAATCAGATGAATCTGTTGTAAATGCTTCTACTTCATTAGCACCTGAATGAATATTTGTTACTTGTATTGTTTTAATTAAAGCTGTTCTATCTGTAGGGCAAGTATAAACAGTAGTTTTATCTGTACTGTTTAATGAAAACATTGCATTTTTATAGACGTTAGCCATTATTAATCAGGTTGTGCTGGGAATGAAACACCATTGACATCATCTACAGTACTTAAACCACTAGTTAAATTTCTAAGGTTTGTTCTGTAAGTTTGCCATTCTGTTTTTTTAGCAGATGTTAAAGCTGTATCTAATACAGCAGTCCAGTCAGAACTTGATAACAAATTATTTCTTTTTGTTCTCAAATCTGCCATTGCTCTATCAAAAGCACCAGCTTCCCAAGCTGCTTCTTCAGCATCTCTAGCTGCTTCTTCTTCTGCTGTAAATTGGATTCTTTCTCCATTTACCATTTTGTATCTAGGCATTAATTGTTCTCCTTCTTAGTTGTTATTGTTGTTGTTATCATAATTAAACCACTCCGTAAAGTGAGATTGTTCCAGCGTCTATATTACCTGACGACATCTTGAAATTTACTGCATTAATTGCAGACGTTGTATTTCCGTAGCCAGCAGTTAAATAATTAACACTTCTATCATTTAAATTACTTACATTTGATTTTGCTATAAAATGTTTTACAAATGTGTCGTTTGATGGATCAAAAAGGTGAAGATAACCTGAGGTATTTTGGTCATCATCACTTCCTATCGCTGTAGCTATTGTTTGATAATTTGTGCTTTGTGCAAGATCATCACCTGTATCATAACCTAAACCTGCTGGAGAACCACTTTCTCCATGATAAGCATTAAAAGATGTAGTAGTCTTTGTAATATTATAATTAGAACCACCATCGGTTGATAGATTAAAAGTTACGTTTGCTCCATCAGTAGCTGGGTGCATATTATAAAAAAAAAATATATATTCTTTGTAAGTGCTATTAATACCTGATGTGAAGCTAACACTAGCAGATGAACTGGCAGTTTGTTTAGATATAAAAACTAAATTACCTAATCCTGTTATGCTACCAAAAGCTGTTGCATTTTTTACTGCTCTGTTATTTAATTTAACTATTGCCATCTTAACTTTCTTTTAATCCATATAGTTTAATTGTTCCATCAAATGTATTTGATGTTGTTAAAAATCTAACAGAATTAACTGCTGCCGTAACATTAACATATCCAGCAGAAAAATTTGTAAAACAAGCTGGGTTTGAATGCATACCATTTGATTGATGCATAAAATGTTTAACAAACGTAGTCGAAGCTGGTGAGAAAACAAAAAGTTCACCTGAAACAGAAGCATCATTATCACTTTCCATATCCCAAGTAATAGGTTGATCTCCAGCCGCATTTGCTACATCTTTAGCAGATTGATAATCTAATACTCCACCACTTCCACTTTCATTATGAAATGATCTCCAAGCAACAGTTGTTTTAACAGCTGCAGTTGATTGACCATCTGTACTAAAATTATAACTGAAACCAATGTTTTCATTAGATGGATGAATATTAATAAATTTAAAAACATAAGTGTTATATGTTCCATCAAATACTACGTCATTTGTTCCATGAGTAAAATCAACAGCAGTAGCACCTGATGCAGTTTGAGTTTTAATTAAAACTAATGAACCTGTTGCTAAACCTGTTTCAGTAACAGCAGATATAGAATTGTTATTGTATTTAACTAACGCCATATAATTTTATAACTCCACTATCAATGTTTCCTGAAATCATTTTAAAATCTACTGCATTAACTGCTGAAGTAGTGTTTGCATATCCAGCTATAAAGTCATTATTGACATATGGTGCAGCTTCATTATTAGAACCAACAGTAGTCGAAATAAAATGTTTAGCAAATGTAGTAGATGATGGATCAAATAAATGTAAGTAACCTGATAAACTATCATCAGCATTTATTCCTAAATCACCAAATGCCATAAGAACTTGATAACCTGTTCCTTGTGCTAAATCATCAGCAGTTAGATAAGCTAAAGCAGACGCACTACCATCTTCATAATGATAAGCATTAAAAAATGTTGTAGTTTTAGTTGTGTTATAATTACTTCCACCATCAATACTCATATTAAATGCAAAATCAGAATTTGCTGATGGATGTATATTTATAAACTTAAATACATACTCTTTATAGGTACTATCTATTCCACTTGTAAAAGATAATGAAGAACTACCACTAGCTGTCTGTGTAGATATTAAATTTAATCCACCACCACTAATACTAGATGGTAAAGCTGTGATTGATGATAAGGAATTGTTATTACAAAAGTTTAAAGCCATTATGATACTCCATACATTATTATAGTTCCACTATCAATGTTGCCTGATGCAAATTTGAAATCAACAGCATCAATAGCTGATGTAGTATTACAGTAACCAGCTAAAAATTTTCTAACTGTATAATCTGATCCTTGATATTCATTAGTATCAGAAATAAAATGTTTAACAAAAGTTGTATCAGAGGGTGAAAATAAATATATTGTTCCTGATCCACTTTGATCATCATCATTTCCAGGATCTTGCATAATAACTTGATAAGCAGTTGATTGTGCTAAGTCTCTACTAGAATCATAATTAAGTGTTGGATTTGCACCACCTTCACTTTGATATGATTGAAAAATAGTTGATGTTTTAGTTACGTTATAGTTACTTCCACTATCAATAGAAAAATTAAAAGTAAAATCTGCACCATCTGTTTGTGGGTGTATATTAATCAATTTAAAAATATATTCTTTATACGTACTGTCTATGCCTGTCGTAAAACTTAATGAAGCTGAACTACTTGCAGTTTGGCTAGATATTTTTGTTAAAGCACCTGTGCCTGTTGCGTTAGATGAAAATGGGTGATCGTATTTTAAATTAGAATAT